CAGAAGTCCCATTGCACGTCCGGCCTGTTCCCATAGAGATTTACCACGCTGTCTGCGGTTAGCTGAGAGTGGAATAACCATTTCAGGACCAGCTTCACCGATTAATGCAGTAATGGCTTTATCTACATAACCACCATTCGCTTTTTTCGTTTTTTTGCTGCTATTGTTATTAGACACTCCCATTCGCTGGTTCACACGTACACTTGATGTTACGGATACACCGATACTGAATTTATCCTTAACCCAGCCTTTGAATGTTTCCCATGCACTAGAGATAGCTGCTGCCGCTCCGCTGATTGAAATACCATTCACTCGCACTTTTCCGTTTTCATCAATGTTGATTCCAAATCTGCGGTCAAGTGGAGTTTTTAATTCCTGATATGCTTTTTCTGCAGCTGACTCAGTTCCGCTTGTCTTGGATGTTACTGGAACGTTCGCTGTTTTAGGTACCGTCTGGTCTTTACCAAGAGCACCTTTTGTTTCGTTCTTTGTCTTTTCCGCTGCACTGTCTGTTTTAACATTTGCATCAACGTCTACATTTCCTTTTGCAGTTGCATTGACTTCGGTATTTTCAAGTCCTTTTTCCAATCCTTCTCTCAGTGCTTTTGGAAGGTCCTCACCTGCTTCTTTGATGAGTTTTTGTGCATAGTCCTTATCCTTAGTAGCAATCTCTTCACCAATGAGCTTAAAGAAGGAATCGGAATCTCCTGACATGAGTTTGATATTTTCAATGTCTGCAAGAGAATCTTCAATCCATTTTGGAACCTTTTCACCTGCTTTTTCATAAGATTCTTTCAGTTCCTTCAGATCAGCTTCCTGTGGTTTCAATGATTCGTACACGGATTTCATTTCTTTCTGTACAGCACCATCAATACCTGCAGAACTGAGGAATGAATCTTTCAGAGATTCAAGATTTAATGTGGAATTCTTATCCCACTTGTATCCTTTTTCTTCACCTCTTGGACCAGTTTTAAGTGTGGAAATTTTTAATGATGTAAGCTGGTCGCTGGTGTACAAGCTACCGTTCAATGCTTTTTCAATGCCTGCGAACTCTTTAGAATAGTTCGTTTTCAGGACTTCAAAAGCCACGTTTACGGTCTTTTTAACCGTGATAGCTTTTCCCTCTCTCCACTTCTTCTCTACTTCTTTTATCTTCTTATCGTACTCTGTCTGGTCGATTTCCCCGACTTCTAACTGGAGTTTCAGGTCTGCTGAAGCTTCGATATAAGCATCATCGTATGCTTTCTGTGTGGTCTTGCTCTGTTCATCCAGTTCTTTCATCAAGTCTTTGAATGAATCAGCTGAGAGGTCTGTGTTTTTGTATTTCATTCCGATAAGGTCATAGGAAGCCTGATTCTTAGCTTCTTCTTTCTTACGGAGTCTTTCTTCTATTTTCTTTTCAATCTCTTCAATCTGTTTGATGATTTCATTGATTTTCTTTTCTTCATCAATGGTAATCTTGCCATCTTCAAAAGCTTTTGCAATTACATCATTGAGCTTTGTAGAACGTTCAGAGAGCTGTTTTTCCAGCTTGCCATACATGCTGTTCATGCTCTTTGTTGCTTTCTGCAATCCTTTTGTATCTTTGCCCCAAAGGAGCTGATATGCAGATGTTGTGTTGCTCTTTGTTCCTTTCAGAACTTCCGAAGTAGCACTTGCATAGCTTTGTAATGCTGCTTTATAGCCCTCAATATCGGATTTAGAGAGCTTTTCTCCTGCCATGATACGTTCATGTGCATAATCTACAGTAAACTTGTTATTTGCAAGATTCTCCTGTATAGAAGAGAGGTCTTTCAAACTGTTATTGAATTTGTTTACTCTGGCAATGCTACCTGCTCCGAATATTTCTTTTACTCTTTCGGCTAACTGCTCTGCTGAGAGTGTTCCTTCTCCGAATCTCTTTGCGATATTCTTCTGAGCCAGTTCTTCAAACTCTGCATTCATTTCCTCTGTAGATTTAGAAACACCTGAGATTGCATCTGCAAGTTTGTTTCCTGCGAGGAATGTAGCAAGTCCACCAATTCCGGCCCCTACAGCTGTTCCCACAGGTCCGAATACAGAGCCGATTAATGCACCAGTACCAACCATTCCAGCCTTTGTTGCTGATCTAGTTCCGTATAACTTCTGGTCATTCTTTGTCTGGGCCTGTACTGCTTTTGTTAAATCACCAATGGCATTAACTCCACCAGCAACTCCGCCTGCAATTCCTGCTACAGTAAGTCCGCCCATGATAGCGGCCTGGCCACCTAGCATACCACCTGTTCCCGCTACATTCTGCATGACTGTACCGCTTCCATCCATCATATAGCCTAAACTAGCAAGTTTTCCGAGGATTCCGCTGCCGTTTACCACTGCATTACCTGTAGAACCGATCATACCTTTTAACCCCATACCGCCAAGTGTCAATGCACCTGCTCCTGTGACTGCTCCAGTACCGGCCCACAATGTCTGTGCTGTATTAATACCGCTAATAATGCCTGAGGTCATTTTAACGGCCATACTTCCTACAATAATCTTTTCAAGTGTTCCTCCTGTAAAGAATGAGGTGAATCCTGATTTAAGAGCTTTTCCGATGGCTTTTACAATTCCACCAGCTACATCCACACTTTTGAATCCTTTTGAAAATCCCTTAGCGAATGAGCCGCCGATGGATGCTGATTCTCCTGCGATTCCAACTACGTCAAATCCTAAAATTGTAAGGAGTCCCCCGGAAATGCCAGAGCCGAGTGCTTCTCCAAATTCCAGTGCTTTATCGGCCATAAATTTTTTTCCTTTGGAGTTCCACCACTCACTGAATGGATCTGCAATTATTTCATCCCAGAGGATCTTTGCTTTTCCGAATATAGAGGCGTTTTTAAAATCGTCTCTTTCAGATATCTCTAATATTTTATCTATCGTTCCTTCCAGCTTGTCAGCTGCCCAGTTCGATAGTTCTTTTCCAATTTCATAGACAGTATCACCGACTGCTTCCAGTTTTCCCTCGCTCTTATCCAGTAATTCGAGAATAGAGCCGAGTCCACGTTTTGCACCATCCTGTAATCCCTGTCCCCATCTACGAACAACGTTAATTTCAAACGCATCTTCAATCTGAGATTTCAGACCTTCTACCGTTTCATTAGCTGTTCTATCCATCATTCCGTCAAACTGCTTCATTCCCTGTAAAAGGGCCTGAATTGCTTGATCTGAGCCAATAAGACCTTTTTCCAGATCCTTTGACATAGCAGCAATACCTTTATCACCTGTACCATATCCTAACTGTTCTGCAAGCATTGCTTTTGCAGCAATACCCTGTTCTGACAGCTGGTTTAATTCTTCTGATGAAAGTTTTCCTTTTGTTTTAATCTGGGCCAAAGCTCTTACGATTGCTTCTAGTCCCTGAGTACCTTTACCGGTAGATGCTGCCGCGTTACCGATTGTTTCCATGTCTTTAATGATATCTTTTGCATCCCAACCCATGGCCATCATCATCTGAGCATTCTGGATAACGCCTGATGTGTTAAATGGTGTCTTTTTCGCGAATAAGTCCAGATCATCCATCATTTTCTGACCTTTTTCTTCTCCTAATAGGTTAGAAAATCCAATTTTTGCACTGGAATAGGCATCCGCTACATTAATGGGTTTCATTAGCAGCTGATTGGCCGCTAGCCCTGTACCTATTGCGGCAACTAAACCCTTGACGGAAAATAGAGCATTTTTAATAGCTCTAATAGGTCTGGTTGCATAGTCAATGATCTTGACTCCTGCACGTACCGTTTTTCCTCCGATAGCTTTTAAACTACTGTCGATTTTGCTAAGAGTGGAGCTTGCCTTGTCTACAAGACTCACTTTCGGCCTTGCATTGGTACCGCCCAGACGGTCCGCTTCTCTTTTTGCTTTTTTCATTGATTCGGTGAAACGGTCCGCTGACTGCTTCGCGCTGTTCATACCAGGTGAAGTCTGATTCTTAAAATTCGCTACGATATCAATTACAATAGTCTCTGCAGCCATTATCTCCACTCCTTTCAAAATCTATTTAACCCTGTGTAAACGGGCATTTAAAACCTAGTAAACCTTCTTGTAGGGCATCCATCGCACAAGCGAACATAAATGCCCTTGTACCTTCAGGTTTTTTCATTACTTCATCCGGTGGCATGTGATATAGGATGCTGGTATATTTCAGAGCCTTTGCCATCGGTGAAGCTTCTATTAGTTTTTTGCGTATTCTTCTAATTCAAGTTCTTCATCATCGTAACCACTGATAGTATCAATGGCTTCTGATATCTTGAATTTTTCACCTGCCATAAGAACATGATCAATGATTTCCCAAGATTCAAGAATAGGTTTCCCTTTAGCTTCAAGTTTTTTATTAAGTGATGCTTTCACCTGAGGATTATCCCAAAGAATAGCTTTGTCTTTGTCGATTGTAGCTGCATAAATCTTTCTGCTACGGAATTCATCCATACGGATATCACCTTCGATTTTTGGAAGATGTTTTCCGGCTGGATTTTTATAAAGGTTTGTAGACTCTTTTCTGAGTTTCATCATCTCTTTTTCGCCGAGAGGATGCACTTTGAAAACGAAAAGGAGCTTTCCAGCTCGTCTTATTTCAACAGGCTGCAAGATATCTTCGCATTCTTCATATCCTGAAGCTTCAAGTAATCCGTTAATCAGATCCGCTTCACTCATAAGTACCTGTTCCTGTTCTGGAAGTCCTGTAGGTTTTAAATCTTCTTCTAATACATCATTTTTTGTGGCCATGGTGTATCTCCTTTCAAAAATAAAAATTCTTAGTTGTTATTAAGCTGAGAGCTTTTTAAGATACTGAGGAATCTTATTGACTCTGAAGCTCATTGCACGTTTGATAACTTCGCCTGGGTTGAGGTTCTGTAAATCGAATGCACCGTCTGGTACGCACCATCCGTATGTAAGTTCCTGAGCCTGTGAATCATATGCACGGTCAAGTCTACCTCTGAAATCAAAAGTAGGAACTTTTCCCTGTTTTAATGCTTCAAGGATAGGTGCCATAATGAGATTGTCTGAAATAACAGCTTCAGTAAAGCTGAGTGTACATCCTACACTAATAGGAATTGCATATTCCATAATATCTCCTACTGGCTGGAATGTTGTGTTGTTAAAGTTGAGCTGAGACTGGAATGTGTCAACATTTGCCATGAACTGAGATTTTCCATCTACAGTGATGTAAAGCTTGCCATCATGTCCAGTCATTACCTTACGTGGATCTAAAGTTGCTTCTGGCATAATTTATTCGCTCCTTCCTTTTACTCTACGCTGAATCTAAAGCGATAACGGAGATAAATCTTTTCAAGAGAATCCATATCGACTGCATCAATTACAAAGTGACCATAATCTGATCCACGTCTGTATTCTGTGTCTTCTACGAATGTTGCTCCTGAATGGAATTTACCTTCTTTCATCATTTCATCGAGAACTGCCTGCCCTCTCATGATTACATCACCGATACCGATATCATCACAGTTTACTTTTCCGATAAGTGGTGCAACCGCTCTGTCGATACGGTCAAATACCTCAAATCTTGTAGCTGTTCTACGGATCTTCTTCCATCCATCATCCTGAGTTTCACCAGGAGTAACGAGTGTGTTAATACCAGAATCGAACCATACCTGGCCTGCTGTATTTGGAGAAAGAAGAAGCATACCGCCCTGGATAGCTCTTTCATACTGTGAATTTGTTAATGCTTCGGCCACACCTACCGCACCTGGGATAACAGTATGTGTAGCAGATACGTTGCTTGGAAGGGAACCGATGATACCTGCCTGTTTTGCGATAGCAATGTATCCATCTACTTTGTTACCGTCTGCATCTACATATCCGCTTCCTAGGTAAACAAATTTTTCATTGTTAAAAGCAGATGCATGTGCAAGACGTGTATCAAATGCTACTGTTGTAGGTTCACCTAAGATACAGATACCGAGTGCTCCACCATCGTAAATACGATTGATGTATGCCTGTGCAAGTGCATGTACAGCTGTTTCCACTGTATCAAGTACAAGCACGTTCCATGTAAATGCTTCAAAAGCTGAAAAAGCATCATCGTATGACTCAGTAGTAACAGATGGTGCTTCACCGCCTGTTAATGCTTCGTTTGTGATGTTTGCTGCAGCTCCTGTACCTTTTACTGTTTCATCAGCTACAAGGTATTTTGATCCTGCTTTTACAGCTGCGATAATCGCTTCTGCTTCGTTTTCTGATTTCGCAAAATTGATAGTTTCAAGTAATGCACTATCACGATAAACAGAAAGCTGACGGAGAGTTGTATCATCGAGTCTGTCTTTGATTGTGATATTGTAGTTATCTGCTGTTGGGTATTTTGTAGAAAGTTTTACAAGTTCTGTGCTTTCTGCATTTTTAACTGTTACACTTCCTGCTTTTCCACCAGTACCAAGACGGTAGATTAATACTTTTGTTGCTCCACCTTCAAATAAAGCAAGAGCGGCATCTACTGTTCCAGCATCACCGTACATTGCTTTAAGATCAGCGATCTGGTCCGGTTCAAATACAGATACTTCGTCTAATGGTCCGAAGTTTGCATGAACTGGAATCGCAAATACTCCATAGATAGCGCCTGGGGTTTCATTTCCGCCTGTGTTTTCATATCTGCGATATACTCCAGGACGGATTTTGCTTTCGCCTTCTCTGTAAAGTCCACCCATGTTACTTTACCTCCTTATTTTTGAATTCTTTGACAATTTTCTTTGCATCTTCCACAGTTGCTTCTTTTTTTCCTGCGTTTGCAAATGCTGCACGGATGATATCAGGAGATTTTACATCCAAAATAGCAGGTGCCTGTGCAAATTCAGCAACCGTATATGTAGGTTCTACCGCTTTTTTTGCGGTAACTTTTGTTCCATTAGTTGCCATTGCTTACCTCTCTTTCTGCATTTATGCCTGCGACAAATGCTCGTTTTAATGGTGTGCCTGTATACTCATTGAGTACACCATAAGTTGCTTTTATTTGAATCTGGCCCTCACGAAGCGGATCAGCTGACATGTTAGCTGTCACGCTGTCAATTAGCATCGGGGAACCATCATTCAACATTAATCGTGTTTCATTAGTTAAAATCTGAACGGATTTTTTTGTAATGACCGAACGTACCTGTTCATCAGGTGCCATGACGTTTACTCGCATCGTTGCACCTATCCAGGTAACAGCTGCAGTGCTTTTCATCCTTCCTTCTCCGAGGTTAGATAATCTGCAATATAAAGCCGGGGAATCATTTGAAGGCGTCCATACTTCGGGGAGTGTGCTTTTTCCAATGACTTTCGCATCCTTATATAATTCTCCTAACCATGAATTCACAGCTTCTACAGGATCGGGAACTTCTGTCAGCTGAATAGGATAAGCTAATACATCGAATACAAGTGTAATTCCAGATACTTTATTATCGTTTTCTGAAAAGATATTAGAATCCTTCCACTGCGCGGATAATGTCAAATCTGTTTTACTGAAAAAACAACCATCAATTGCTGATTTCACGATTGCTTCCAGTTCTTCCGGCTGTACACCAGGCATTTCATTCTCGCACATGACATCAACGATAAGCTGGCCAGAAATTTTACGTTCTGCGTCCGCTTGCATATTTAGATCAAATACGCATCGTGGATACTGTGCATCTTTCCAGTTTTCGTCCATATCATCCGGTACAGATTGATGAAAAACAGCTGGTTTATCAAGATATACAGCAAGCAGATTTTCTGTATTCAGTTTTTCGCGTAAATACTTACAAATAATCTTTTCCATGTGATATACCTCTGATTACAAATACGGTTCCTTATAAATCTTTAAGACTTTAGGAAGTGCTTTTTTCTGTATTTTTTCTTTGTAAGGTCTAGGTGCTATTTTACCTCCTGGCGTTCCATCTTCCATGATTTCACCGAGTAAATATTTTCCATTGTCAGTACGAATACTGCTTTCAATCATGGATTTCACAGATAAGCTATCACCGCTTCCTGATGCTTCGGTTTTAGGCTGCCAGCTTGCACGGAATGCCCCTGTTCTTACCGCTGGTGGTTCACCAGGAGCGGATGCCGTGTACCTTCTGTATGTGATAGTTGCTATTTTCTTACGTTTGTAATACCTCACTCGTCCAGTTCCGGGAACAATGTACCTTCTCCCGCTTCTCTGGCCCCTGAGAACCAGCTGAGAAGCGTTTCTGAGCTCATTGGATACCCTGTATGCCCTGGACCTGATTCCATGCGTTATTTTGTCTGTTATTACATCTACAGCGGCCTCAATCTCATATGGGATATTCTGATCATTAGCCATCCTTTAGATCCTTTCTTTCTTCCACGTAATAACGCATGATGTGATGAAGTTCTGCAGGATCAGTTGCACCCTGCACGTAAAAGTATCGGTCCTTTTTTCCTTTTTCAGATAAAACAATATAATTTGTTGCAACAGCTGCATTTTTAATGCCTTGCTGTACAATTTTGTGTGTTATAGGATGTCCTTTTTGTTTCCATTCCTCTTTTTCGCTTTGTGTAGCGGTTGCCAGGACTGCTTTAATAGGTCCCACATCCACATACCCGCCGTATATAGGTTTTCCGCTATCAGTAAGGGCTTTTGTTTTCTTTTTAACCATGAAAGTCTTAAAACCCTGTCCTGGTCTTAAAAAAACATGCATATTGCATCCCCCTTTCTAGCCTCTATTTACGTGCATATCCTTGTGAAAATATGGAGGTGTTTCAGGCCGGCCTCCTAGTAGTGAAGTATTTACAGTAGGTAATGGAACAATAGTCTCTTTCTTCAAGTCGTCATACATTGCTTTCCAGCGTTTGTATCTTTCTGTAAGAGAATAAGATAAACCATCAGTGCTTGTATTTACCTCATACGCAAATTTCATAACGATTGCTTCTAAGCATTTGAGCTTTGCTCTTTTCCAGCTTTTTTCATTCTGGATAATCGCCGTGTATTCCTCATCGCTGAGTGCGCATGTTACACCTTCGCCTTCTACTACATTGTCCTGTAGTTCAAAACGCATCTGATTTAGAGCTTCATCATAAATCTTTGATCCGTCATAAGTGTAAGTTGCTGCCATTATTCACTCCCCCCTTTACTGTGGGAATAATTCAGCTGCTCTTTCACTTACAAGAGTTTTCACGCCTTTTCGAGTATCCAGGACATCAACCATGATTAACACGTTTTCTGCTGTTACCTCTGAAATAACCGCTTTTGCTTCATCAACATTGCCCTGTAATACGTCAAATACCTGCTGCACTTCATCCTCTGTGAATTCAAGTGCAAGTTCGCCTTCCTCAGCGTGAACAGTAAGTGCAAATTTAACCTGGCCTACCTGAGCTACAACTTCTTCAAGCGCTGGTGCTTCTGGTACCTCAGAAATAACGCCCATTTTCACTAGATCGGCCACGCGGCCCTTATGAATTAATTCATCCGGGATTGGATTTCCAATAAGGAAATCCTGACCACCGAATGAGCATACTTTTTTAGCAATATAAGCCATCAAATCACCTCATTACACACAATCTGCCATGTAGCATCCGAGATCATCAGCTGTCTTTCTCATATCGTTAGCGATTAAACCTTCGATATATTCAGAATGTGTTCCGAATTCTCCGAGGCCTTTAAGGATTGGCATGTAGTTTCCATCACCGAGCATATCCCATGTGAAGATATAACCTGCAGATGGTTCTTCGATTGAAGGTGTATCTGGTGCGTATACGAGAAGAGCACCGTTCTTATCGCAAATAAACTGCATGTTACCATCAAGGCCAGTTTTTGACATATTAGCGATAGAATCAAATACAACAACTTTTGCAACGCCGAATAATTTAGCAAGTACAGTTTCGTTTGCCTGTGCTGGATTATCAGCGCTTCCCATACCTTCTACTCTTGCGAGAATAGTAGGATGATTGATTAAAGCGTTATATGTGTTTACACCAAGACCGAGTTTGTTAGGTTTACGTCCTGTCTGCTGCTGGATTTCTGTTACTCTAGCGCGGAAGAACTGAATAGGTGTAGAGTTTGCATCAGAGAATTTAATAAATTCTTTTGCTCCATCGTTTGCAGCTGCAGCTCCATGCCATTCATTAGACCAAACACCTGTTTTGAAGTAAGACTGTGCAAATACGATATCCTGGTGAATAGCGATCTGCTGAGTAATTGTTTTTGTTTTTGCGTTTTCTGCCTGGATAAACGCTGGTGCTTTTGTTCTGCGGTAATCCACCTGCATGATCTGGTCAATACCAAGGATGATCTGGTCTACCTGACATGCGTATGTGTCTGTTTCGTAAGCAATCTGTGCTGGATTTAGCTTACCAAACTGAGGTTTACGCTGAACGTTATCTCTTAAAAGATCCTCTTTTGAGAATTTGTAATAGCTTGATGTTGAAAGCTGTACTGGCAATACTGGGAACAGAGATTTTGCTGGTCTGTTTTCCATTGACTGATAATAAGCCATAGCCATGTTTGTTAAACGGATATGTGGGTCAAAAGCACCCTTTGCAATAGCTGCCTGAATTGCAGCTGTGGAATTAAAGTTCTGCATTCTTTATTCTCCTTTCTTATGCGCCTTTGTAAAATTTGCTTACCTGCATATAGAAAAACTGTCCTGCTTCTGCAGCTTCAAGTGCTGTACCTACAACGAATTTTCCAGCTGTAGCAACAGCGGCTTTACCATCAGCACCGGCCATAACTTCATCGCCTTTTTTGATTGCTGCGCCTGCTCTAGCAAGTCCGATTTCTTTAACCTGAATATCTACATCCTGGCCAGCTTCGATAGCTTCACTGTTTGTAATGATTGTTACACCGATAACCTTTTCACCTTCTGTAGAAGCTGGAATAACATTACCGTTTTCATCGTATTTTACAAATAACCCTCTGGCGTCAGATGCGATTTTTGCTCCTGCTTTTTCTGTAATAGTAGGAGATTCATTGATCTGTGATGTCAAATATGTTTTTCCCATGTTTTCTTACTCCTTTCTGCTAGTTAATAATTAACGGCGTGATCTTTCGTAGTCTACTGCAAGTTCTGGATGAGCTTCCCAAGCTTTTGCCATCGCCTGATGTTCTGTAAGTGTAGGATCTTTTTCCATAAAGCCTTTAGCGATTGAGCTAATTTTTGCTTCTGGTTCGCTCTGGTTTCCATAGTAAGAACCGCCGCGAGCGGATTTACCAATTTCACCAAACATGCCGCTCTTTTCAAAAATAGATACACTCTTGTCGAGAGCTGCAATGTACTGATTGTATGCAGAATCACCAACCTGTTTCATTTCATAAAGTGATTTTGCAAGTTCTTCTGTATCTTCACCAAGAATGCTGTATTTCTTAGCGATTTCCTTGTATTCGTTCATTTCCATGCTTTTAGCGATTCCTTCTACACGGTCAAGCGCTGCCTGAAGTGCTGGTGGAATAACGTCTGCTGCAGATTTTTTCATTTTTCCTTCATCTCCTTCTTTTCCTTCATCATCATCTTTTGAAGGGAAAGCTTTTTCGAGTAACTTTTCAAGTTCTTTTTCTTCTGCTTCATTAAGCGCTGTTTTGTTGATTGAGTTCATAATGTCTTTAGCACTCTTCATTGTTTCTACCTCACTTTCTTTTTTAGTAATGGATGGCTTTGAATTTGTATATGTGAATTCTGAAATGATGTCTTTTTTTACGGCCGCATCAAATTCAGAAAGGCTTTTAGCCATGAATTCCTGAGTTTCAACGTCTGTCATTGTTTCGTCATTAAGCGCACTGTGAAAACTCTTTACAAGCGCCTCCGCGTAATATGACATTGTATCTCCGGACTTCTGAATCATGTTCTGGACCTGATCAGCGCTTTTCATAATCACATTGTCAGCGGCAGGTCCACCATCAAGACTCTTATACAGCATAATGTCTGCATCCTGGTTTGCACCGCGCTTCACAAAGTCAACACTACTCATGATTAACTCTTTAAGTTTGTTTGCCATCGTTTATCTCCTTTCTTTGATTTTTTATAGTTAAATACATAACTATCTTGAAAAATAACCCCGCAAAATATCATTGCTTATTTCTTTGATATAGCTCTGTCTGAGTTCGCCTGATAGATTAACAAGCTTTGGTCTCAAACTGTTTATAACGTCATTTACTGCTACTAACTGATCGGCCGGGTTTGTGGTCCGGCTAGAATCAAAGTAGTCTGGGAACCTTCCTGATAGTTCCTGAAAGAAGGAATCTATAGATATACCATTGTTTGATACT